CTGGTTTATTGTTATAGGTATCGTCCGAAAAACGAACCTTTAACATCAAACCATTTTCAAGGTCGGGGAAACACTCATTGTCAGAATTTTCTGCCAACTCATCATTTAACATTTTTTGGAAGTACCACTGAGTATCATCCCAGATGTATGGTTTTTCTTCCATTTCTTTATGCCCGTAAGGGATTACTACATATAAGTTTCTTTCCTTGGCTTTAAATGGTTTCAACTCTTCAAAAGATGTTCCAGCGTCCTTCATCTGTTTTACGTACTCACAGATAGGGCAAGGTTTTCCGAATGAAGTAGGGCAAACCACCTTATCGGTATGTTCCCCATTAGGGATTGAATGCACTAAAAAAGGTCTGCGATACCATAATCCATCAGTTAACGCAATCGCTTTTTTATCTGGGTGATTTTTGTCTGTTACTTCATAAGGAAGTATATCAAAGAACATTGATTTACCAGAATCAATTTTAAACATAGAAACTCCTTCCGGTAAGTTTAAATACCCAAAATTTGATTTTTCTTTTTGTTTTACCGCATTGGAGCTTACTGCCCCTGAAAATCTACTTTTTTTCTTTTCTTTCATCATTTAATTTTTTAAGATATTTCACGTAACCATCAACACCCCCTTGAGTAATACAGAACCCAATAATGTAAGTTAACACTCCAAGGTATGGGATAGCTAAAATTAAGATTATTATATATTCGATTGTTTTAATCATTTAAAGATTTATTAATTTTTTCAATTCGGGAAGTATGTTGTCCGCGTCAATAAAATCACCAGCAAATTTAAATTCTTGCATGTGGATAAAATTTACTACCTCTGATGTCGATTCAAGGGTTATTTGAATTATAATAGGTTCAAATGGTTTTTCTTTTCTAATTATTTCAGTTTTCATTTTCGTTTTGATTTACCAAATTTTGAAGCAATACCAGAATTAATTGAATCCTGTTTCTCTTTCGTTTCCCATTCCTTTGATAAGTCCCGAGGAATAGATGGCCCAGCAAAATAATTCTGCCCGTGAAGTTTTACAAGGTTTTCAAGTGCTGATTTCTTGTTATTCAGGGCATCCATAACACCACGAATGATGTTTACTTCAAATTGGGCTTCCTGATATTCCTTATTTGCTTCTGCATAATCTGACTGAGCGATAATAGTGTTTGCAACCACTGTTTCAGTTATCTTTTCAATCCCAAATTTTTCAGGGTTTGTACGGATTTTTCTGTCCAATGTTGCTTTACATAGTTCCAAACTTTCCTTTGCATTTGAAAGTATTATTTGTGCCTCTGCTGATTTCTTACTGTATTTGAAAATCAGTCCGGGTTGCCCTAACCACTCTACGTCTAACGCATCTGGGTCAATTGTTACATCTTTTTCGTAGTTACTCATATTTTTCAAAATTTGCTATGTATTTTGTACTTAATTGCAATTTTGCACCATTTCGTAAAAGTAATTCACTAACTTTTTCAAAAGGCATTCTTCGTAAATCTTCACTTTCTATTTTTCCACCTAAAAAATTTAATAATCCAGCAGTGGTATGGATTAGATGTTCTGTTTCATTTAAATTTTCCATATTAAATTATCCTTTCATCACTGAATAACAATAATAAATTAAACCCGGAAAACCAGATGAATAAAGATTATCCAAAAAGATTTCCATTACCATTATAGCTCTTTGATTTTCATTTCCTTTTAATAGAATAGTTTTACAATACCCTAAAACTGCTTTACGAATTGTTTCTGGGTCTTGATCCTGTAAACCAGTAAGAATTAAAGCTACTTTTTTCCAAGTAACAGTTCCTTTTTGATCTAATAAAGCCCTACAAAGTTCAATCGTTTGTGACTGTTCCTCTGCCGATCGTTTTGCCATCTCAAATCTCTGTTCCGGTTCAACTGCCAGAACCTGTTCCAGAATCTGTAAAGCATTCCGGGCGTGACCTTGTGAATCAATTGCAATCTGTTCCCAAACTTCTTTATCCAGTTTCTCACCTTCCAATTTTGCCACTTTCCGAACCAATGAAGCGATCTGATCTTCTGAGAGTAGTTGTACCGTGAATTGAGAACAACGGCCAATAATTGTAGGTAGTAACTTCTGTGGATCAGTTGTACAAAGGATAAAATAAACATGGGCTGGGCAATCTTCTAAAACTTTTAATAGAGCTGATTGAGCATCTGCAGTTAAACGGTGACATTCATCAATCATCCAGACCCTACAAGCACCTTCTAAAGGCTTGTAAGCGGTTTGTTTGATTATGTCCCTAATAGTATCTATCCCACGGAAATCAGCGGAATTTACCTCACGAAAATCGCTACCAATACAATTTAGTTTTGAACCGATAATTCTGCCCAATGTAGTTTTTCCGCACCCAGTTGGTCCAGAAAGTAGGAAAGCATGTGGGCAATCATCTTTTGAAAGTAGTTTATTCAGGGCTGAGATTGTATTCTCATTCCCTTTCAACTCTTCCAATTCCGTTGGTCTATGTTTCTGGTATAGGCTCATTTATTTAATTGATTAGATTTTTGTATTTCCACCAATTGATTATATAATACTTTGGTGGTTCTATACTCAACAGCTTCCCCTAACATTTTAATAAAATAATCTAAATCCTGTATAGATTCTAATTTTATTAAAATATCAATTGGTTCAAAAACTCTTTCTTTTACTATAATTTCTGTTTTCATAATTATAAAATTCTTGTTTATATATAATATACTAAATTTTTTTAAAAAACTTAATTTTCTTCCATTTTCTCCATCTCAGCCCACGAAGCATCAACTTTTCCAATATCAATCTCAACATCTAAAGGGACATTAATCCAATCCCAATTAACAGGAAGTTCTTTACATGTGATACGCCGGATTATCTTTGAAACCCTTTGTAATTCATTAGGATGAACATCAAGTACGATAGAATCGTGTATCTGCCCTATTATCCGGGTATCATAATCATGTTCTTTTAGAAATTTATCCAACTGTGTTAATGCCCAAAGGTTGCAATGAAAAGCAGAACCCTGAACCGGGTAATTAATAACGTCATTCTTTGCCATCACTCCATAACAACGGAACCCAGTTTTTAGATCAATATACCCAGTTTTCTGATAGGCTTTCCAGTGTCGTTCTTTCCATTTTGCGTATTCTTTGAAACGAACACCCCAAAAATCATTCTCAACCAATTGAACGTGTTTAGTATATTTTTCAAGGGAATCAAACCCTTTTGATATTAGATGTTCCCCAAGTGTGATTTTCTCAAATGGTATTCCCTCACTTTTTTTCCATTTTCCTTGCCTCGGTAATTTACCCCAAGTGCAGACTAACCCAACTGCACAATTTTTATACCAGCTCCCATAAAATTCAGGGAATACAAATCCATTTTTAGTTGCTGCCCTGAGTATTTTATGAGTAGTATCATCCGGATTAAACTTGTCAATTAGGAATAATTGTTGTGCCATATCCCTGTGCATGTCAGTAGTTGTATCATTGATATACTTTAGCATAACAGGGTCTTTATGAAAACAAGTTGCAATCCTTACTTCCAGACCTGAATAGTCAGCTTCCATCAATAAATGCCCTTCACGTGGAAATAAGGCTTGCCTGACTATTTTCATCGCTTCCTTATCTCGTTTGGGAATGTTCTGGAAGTTCGGGGAATCACTTGAATTATGAACACAAATTTCATTGGCAAAGAAATTATGATACTTTTCAACTTCAATATCATAAACATCAACTTTTTTATTAATCCATTCAACTTTTGTTATATTGTGATTTCCAGGTTTAAATTCACCATATTGATTTCCCCATTTCCGTGAAATATCTAATTGATACAATTCATATAATTGTAATATTTTAGAATAATTCATTCCTAATATTTTAGACACTTCTGCTCTTCCTAATTTTGCAAGCTCTTGTAATTTTGATTTCCAGATGTAATTTCCATTCTTATCATACCTTAATTTAATTGGTTCAATGTCTATACCATTTACTTTTAATTGGTATTTAAAAGAAGTGAAATCATGTGGGACATACTTAAATTTACCTCCTGCATTAGATAATAATCGGTAACAATGAAATTTTGAAAATTTTAGATTATTTGCATTTTCTACACCTGATTTATAAATGATTTTTTCACTAACTTTTCTTAAATCAATAGCTCTTTTCATTTTTCTTTCTTCTGTTACATTTATACTATGGTAATAAGAATGTTCAGGTAAAGTCATTTTTTCTAAATTAGTAGGTGTATGATCCAGATGTATTCCATTTTTATGATGAATAATATCTGAATCATTTAATTCTCCTACTAATTCTTCATAAATTAAACGATGCTCAAGAATACCAGTTCCATTAAATAAATGCCCAGTAAAATTTAACTTATCATCTTTTCGAGAACAAGATAAAACATGTCTTTTTGAAGTATGTTTATTTTCCGCAATACCTCGCAAATCTCCTATTAATTTTTGGGCTTCAATGTAGGAACCATCTATTAATCTTACTTTATGTTCTGGTGTAACATCAACAAATCCTTTTTCTTTTTTTCCATTAACTGAATAATGAAGTCTAATAACTTCTTTATACCCTGTTTTGCCTGCCCATAATACTTTTTGAATTGATGGGTTTAAATTATTATCAAAACAATAAATAAAATCACCTTTTTTAATTTCTTCAATAGGGATTCCTTTTGGGTATTTTAAAAAATCTCTAACTGCTAAAATTAAAGTTCCTTTTGCTACACAAGAACGAAAGGTTTTAACCAAATGTAAATTAAACGAAGGATGAATATACCCACCGACCTGTTCCCTCAGGAATGCTTCCAGATAAGTATCCCGAACTTTCTTCAACCTTCGGATTGCCAACAAATCATTTAATTCCGGGATGTTCAATTCCGTTAACGCTTCTTCATCTGTTGAACCCTGTCCAGATTTTGTAGTGAAAACAGGTTCAATCTTTTTGGTTTTGTATAGGTAAAAAGAAAGCTGCGTATTTGAATAAATGTTTGGTTTCTTGTTCCCGATTGAATGTGACCAATGTCGATAGAAATTGGTATCGTATAAGGCTTTTTCAAGTCGGAAAATCCTTTCGGTTAATTCTGCTTTTGCCTGATTACAATAATCAAGATCAATCCTTATTCCCTGTTGTTCTGCTCGTGAGAGTGCTAAAACACCGTTATGGAGTAAGTTATAAGCGGATTGGGTATTTGGGTTTATTTGCATAGGTTACTTGTATTGATAAACATCATAAGCAAAACTAACAGACGTTAGGAAGAAAAGCCAACCAAAACCAATAGCATGTATTCTACTACCAACATGCTTATCAAAATGATATTCTAATGTAGGTAAGATCACAAAAGCAATAGTCCAAACGTTTTTAGATTTTTTATGTTTGGTTGTTTTTATAGAACACCAAATATCAATATTATGAATATTTATTCTTATTTTACTCATTTCTTTCCAGTTTTATTTTTTAATTCAATTTCTGCTTTTATCACATCCAAATTATCTCGGACGTAACCCCTGACAGTAGCATAACCGTTCCCGTGTTCAAAGAACCAAAGAAGATATTCAGGTGGTACATTTGCCATCTTTTCTCCTTTAAACTTACCAAAAGGCATTAGATCGTTATCAGTCATTTTTATAGGTAGATATTAATTCCCAAGTCCATTTGTTATAGCAATTATCCGTGGTATTTGGTTTAATTATTATTTTTCCATTTCTGATAACTAAACCCTTACTAAATGTTAAACGAACTATTCCTGTAAAATCAATTGCAGCAACTTCTACTTCTTCATCTTCTGTTCCTATAAAAGTAAATGGAACTCTTTTTATTCTGATTGTATCACCTGTTTTTATAGGATTTCCATGAATATCGTTTTTAACAAATATTCCAATTGTATTTTTATTTTCCATAATCAAAAAGGTAAGAAATCGTATCCAATTTTCTCAATCTGTAACTGGGCAAGCCTAAACTCAAAAATTGAGTCCATCGCACAGTATTCCATCAGCTTTTCCTTACCCCCGGGAAGTTTTACAAGTTCCTCAATCCGGTTTAAGGCATTTCCATCGTTACTCCCACTTTTCAGGTAAGGGGAAATCTCAGAATCATAATCAATAACCCCAAATTGCACGTAGGTCTGGAACTTTAACCCTGTTACTTCTGGTCGGTTATCAAGTATATG